ACGCGGTTCTTGCGCTGATACAGTTTCAGCCCGTTCGGCGCGTTCGTGGTGATAAACCACGAGTCCGCATCCGTCAGGTAGTGATAGACCATCGGGTCTTCGCTGAAGATCTGCATCTCCTTCATCGCGTTCACGTCGTGGTTCGCCGTGCCGCTCTGCAGGGTGCTCTTGACGATGCGGGTCGCATCGAACGCCAGGTCGGGGTGAACGATCAGGCGTTTCGGCATCAGCGCGATCGGGAAGCCGACGGAGTTCTCGGCCTTCATGATCAGCTTCAGCAGGTCCTCGACCGCCGCCTCGGACAGGTCGGCGTAAGCCGTCGTCCGGTTGGCGTAGGTGCCGCCGTCCATGCGCGGGTGATCCGTCGCAAGGAGCGTCTTGCCGTCGCCGCCAGTGTAACCCGACGTGCCGGCGCGGTTGAGGATGTTGGCCGCCACCACTTCCTTGGTCGTGCGGAAGGAGAACGCAAGGGCCTGCGTGCGGGCCTTGGCGACCTTCTCGTACTGGTTGTCGTCGAACTCTTCCTCGGTCACGATGAAACCGAGGCTGTAGTTCAGGTGGGTGTAGTAGGTCACCGGGCCCTGACGGAGGTTGTCGTAGATCGACGACGCGCCTTCCGACTTGACCGAGGCGAGGCCCATGCCCGCCAGTTCAACTTCCTCCTCGTGGTTCTTCTCGGAGGTATCCAGCTCGAACACCATTTTGTGTTCTTCCGGATGCTTGGTGTATTCCTGACCCCACCAAGCCTTGACGCCCGGCCATAGTGCCTTGGGCAGTGTACCACGGACTTCGGTCATGGCTTAGGCTCCCGTGGTGTAGCGTGCGCGGTGCAGGTTGAAACGAACCAGCCTCTTGGCGTTCGTTCCAACTTCGTTTTTCTGGTCCGGGTAGAGGCCCAGAACGCGAAGCTGCAGCGTGTTGGTGGTGTTGATCGAGCTGGTCTGCAGCTCGGTTGCGGAGATGCCGGTCGTGGTGTTGCCGGAACCGATCACGAAGTCGGCGTTGAGGCCGATATCCGTGACAGCCAGCGCGGCCGAGGTGGAATCTTCCTGGATGATGAACACCTCATCCGGGTCATCGCACACGAGCACATACCCCGCCGTCGAAGCCGGCAGATAGGTCCGGCCAAGGTTGTCGGAGGTGTTGTTCTCGATGCCGACCACGACACCGACGGCATAGCCGCCAGAGCCGGCCGTAGCGCGGACAACGGAGGGAACGCCCGCCGTGTCGCCCGTGCCGCCGAGGTCCACCGGGTCACCGATGAACAGGTTGTTCGCGTCGCCAGTACCACGGTAATAGCGGTTCACGCCGCCCGTGGTGTTCATGGCGCCGAGCTTCCGTGCGGGTTTGAACCCGAACGGAGTATCAGAGTTTGCCATTTGGTTTCCTGTTGAGGTTATGACCTCGTGCGATGCTCCTGAAGGCTGATGCCCTCGGCGCCATACACGTTGTCAGATTGAGAGAGCCCCTTGCCGGGCTGACCGCGTGTGGAGATGTCCATGGGCGACTTTCCGCCCCGGATGTGCTCCATCATGCGATCGTTTCGCTCCTGCTTCTGCCTCTGATCGGCCTCGTGCCAATCCTTCGGTTTGCGGCAGAGGTAGGAGTAGATCGGGCCGCTCGCGTTTTGCCCGACTGCACGGCGCAAGGCCGTTCCGACGTCAGAGGTTTGCTCACCCTCTGACGAAACCATGTCCCAGTCGTCGTCGATGGTCTTGTCCTTGATGCGTTGACCATCAACGCCGTGGTTGATCCAGCGATATTCATAGTTCGGGTCAGGCTTGAACCTGAATCCAAGCTTCATGTCCGAGGTGGCGTCGTTCGAGCCACGGCGCCGGCGCTCACGCTGCGTCGCCTCCGCACGGGTCGCCCGCACGCGCGGGGCTTCCTCGACCTCGTTCTGGTTGTCCAGCGGACGCTCGACGGCGGCAGCTTCAGCCTTGGGCGGACGGCCACGGCGGGCGCGCGTCGGCGCGGGCGGCAGTTGCGGCTCGTTCATCTCAGTTGTCATTGAAGAAATCCTTCGCGTAGGACTCAAGGTCCTTGAATGCGCCCTGCTTCACGAAACGCTCGCCCTGTGCGCGGGCGGCGGCCGGCAGGCGGCTGGCATAGTTGGTGGTTTTCTTGGCGCTGATGCGCACGCCGTCCATCTGGCGCATGTCAGGCGGCGGCGCTCCGTTGGCCGCAGGCTTCTGCTGGCCCTGCTGCTTCTGGTAGACGTGCGGGAAGTCCTCGGCCAGGCGCTTGTCCAGCTCGGCATAGAAATCCGCGTAGGTGACGCCGGGCCGGTTGCCCATGTCCTTGATCACCTGGTCCAGTTCAGCCGTCGCCGCTGCGGCAAAGCGCCGGTTCGAGGCGAACTCCGGGTGGGCCTGCATCCACGAACGGGTCGAGGCTTCGGTGTCAGGCGGATCGCTGCTCGTGTTGTTCGCAACGGTCTGGTTGATGTGGTTGTCCCACTGCTGGGCAACCTGCCGGGCGCCGGCGATGTCGCCGTTCTGCGCCCGCTGCATCACCGCCTCGTCACGCTGGCGGCGCATGTCCTCGATCTGCTGCTGGAACTCGGCCTGCTGGCGCTCAAGCGCCCGGGCGTTCATCCGCTCCAGACGCTTCGAGTTCTCGTCGAACTCCCGCGCCATCTTGTCCATGCGTTCCAGCAGAATAGCCGGGTTCGCGCGTTCCACGAACGTCTTGGCGTCCACCCACTTATCCGGCGGGCCACGCCATTGCTCCTTGGGAGCCCAGCCCATGCGGGCGGCGCGCTCCTCGTCGGGATCAGGCGTTGCTTCCTGCTTCGGCGCGCTGGCGTCAAAGTCAGGTTCGCGTACCCGTTCCTTGCGCGGCTCCGGGGCTTCCTCGGCAGCAGCTTCCTTTTCGGCAAAAGCTTCCGCCTCCGGGTCCAGTTCGGTCCCGGCTTCGTATTCTCTTTCGGTGCTCATGGGGTTCAGGCCGCCTTGCTGGCCTTCTTGGGCGTGCGCACGATGGCCGCGACGTCCTTGTCCTTTATCAGGCGGTAGAACTCGCCATCCGGGCTTTCCTTGTCCGTGATGTAGAGCCCGGCGCCCTTCGCGATGATGACGCGCTCGCCGACCTTCGGAATGTGGTGTTCATCAACACCCTTCCAGTCATCATATGTGAACGCCAGCGGGCTAACGGCCACGAGCGTTCCATAGATGTTGAGCGCCTGGTCGCGGTCTTTTTTCTCGTCGGGAACGTAAAGGCTCCCGATCTTGCCGCTGGTCCGGTCCAGCCGCACCAGCACGTTGAACTCCGTCGGCTCGATTCCGGTCGTGTTCTCACTCATAGTTCATCAGCTCCTCGATCATGCTCACGTTCAGTTGGCTAAGCTCCTCAAACACTTGGGATTTGGCCCTGAGGTCCGGGTAATCCCCCGACTGCGGGTCCACCGGGTGGTTGAACAGGCTGTCCGCCCATCGGGATTTGAGGAATTGCGCCCGGCGCTTGAAGGCCGTCTTGAGGGCCTCCGTTTCCGGGAGGGATAGCCATTCCTCCCATCTCTCTTTCGCGGAGTCGCTCATCCGACTCCTGCTTTCTGTCGGCGCCATCCTGCTTCCTCGCGTTCAGGTCCTGCTGCTTGTCCTGCGCATCCACGCCGGCTGCAGCCTCAATCGGCCGGATGGCCGTCTCCATGCGGATTTTCTCGGTCTCCGCGATCTTCTTGTTGGCGTCCGCGTTCTTCTGGAACGCCGATTGCTTCTTCTCTTCGATTTCGGCGTGTGCGCCTTCCATCTGCATCGCCATCTGCATCTGGTCCTGCGGGCCAGGTTGCGGCAGCAGCTTCTCGATGTCCTCGATCTCGGCAGCTTCAAGCATGCGGCGGCGGATTTCGCGCTGGTCCAGCAGCGGATCGCCCACGAACGAGCCAAGAAACTGCGCCTTGGCCAGACGTTGCGCGCTCGTCGTCACCGACGGGTCAGCCACAGGGCGAACGTCGCGGCCTTCCAGATCATAGTCCTGCTTGGCGATCGCCTGCTGGTTGTCCAGCACCGTGAAATACTGCTGGTCCGGCAGGTACGCGCTGTTCAGCTCAAAGATCAGCCCGAGTTCCTTGCCCAAGGCGCGGTAGATGCGCTTGTAGATGGAGGAGAAGACCTGCAGCCCCTGCTCGATGATTGCCAGCGTTGTGGTTGCGGGTTGATTGGCCTTCGCCTCTCCGGTGAGAGCGTCACGGATCGAGGCGACTTCCTTGCCTGCCTCAACCATGATGCCCAATAGCTCGAACAGCACGGGGCTCGGCTGCGATGTCGGACGCGGGACGATGTTCTCCCGCAGGCTGCCGCCCGGCGCGTTGATCATCTTCCACTCGCCAGGCTGGAACTCCAGCGCCCCGCCCTTCATGGACGTGCCATTGCCGATGAACCCGCCGCCCGCGTTCTGGTCCGTCGCCGCGTCGAATAGCTGGTTGATCGTCGTGTTGATGATCTTGTTGTGTTCGCCCAGCAGATGGCCGAATCCGACGTCAAGGAACCGGCCCCGGAAGTCAGGCACGAACCCGTACTTGATGAACTCCACATGCCGGCGGACGCGCATCACCTTGCCGTCCGGCCCGCGCTCCACGCCCTTCGGCCAGAAGCCCGCCTTCAGGCTCAGCAGCGAGCGGCTCTCCTTGTGGGTAATCGCGATATAGGGCTCGTCGTACCCGTCCTCGTCCAGATCGTACCGGCAGTGACATTCCAGCATGTCCTCCGCCTTGGTCTTCTCCTCATCCGTCCATTTGATCTTGTCGAGCTGGTCCTTGTAGAGCCCGGCCCTGACCCGCTCGATGATCTCATGCGGGAACAGGTCGAACGTCTTGGCAAAGCACGGGACGGTTTCAAGGTCCTTGGCGCTCTGGCTCACCACCAGATCCTTGGCGCTCACCAGCGAGGTCTTGGGCCGCGAATACGTCGCATCCCAGATCACCTGCCGGAACATGCAGCCCGTCACCGGCAGCATGTGGACCAGCTTGTCCGTTTCCTCTTCCCATTCCGGCATCTCCTCAAGAAGTTGCCAGTTCATGTGAGCGGCGACGCGATCGGCGCGGGCGCGCTTCTGGCCGTCCGGGTCATCGCCATTGAGGGCGATCTTCACCACGTCCCGGCCACGCACAATGGCGGGATAAGCCCGGGCGCCAAACTGCAGCGCCGCAGTCATGATCAGCGGATACTTGACGTTGGCAGCGCCGGGCCACGGGAAGGACTTCGGCGTCCGTTCGCCCGAGACCATGGCCATCACGGCATCGTATTCGCCTTCCCATTCGGCGCGGTCAGCCTTGTCGCGCTCGAAGGTCTCGACGCACTGGTTGGCGATCTTGCCCAGCGCTTCATCATCCAGCACCATGGCAAGGTCAATGCCCTGCATGGCGATCACTTCAAGCGGCAACACCTGCGCATCGCCGTAGTCATCATCGCCCTGCGCCTGCTCCTGGTTCTCCAGCTCCGGGCTTTCCATACCCTCGTGAGCCGGTGAACCGTCGGGGCTCATCGGGTCGAACTCTTCAAGTGGCTGGATCATCAGTAGCCTGTTGCTTGATCGCGGCTGCGTGCGCGCCGGTGCATGTCATGCTCGGAAGCCGCGTATTCGCTTGCCCTCGGGGCAACGGCATACGCAAAGGTCAGCGCCAGCGCGTCGGCATTGTCCGGCGAGGAAAGCCCGCGCTTCTTCATGTCTTCCTTCTTCTCCAGCCGGATCGCGTTGTCGGTCGTGTAGCCGTATTCGCGTCCGATCAGATCGTCCTCGATTTCCTGCTCATCCGGGATGGCGCCGCGCTTCAGCCATTGCGCCATGTTCCACCACATCTCATCGACCTTGTAGGCCATGCGGGCTTGGTCACCTGCCCATTGCGCGTCAGGCTGGCCGCCAAAGTTGACCTCGAACACCATGCACCCTGTTGGCAGATTGAGCTGTTCCAGCCGGTCAACCACGCCAGCGCCTACCCCTGTTCCATCCACGAAGATGGCATCGGCGCGAAGCTCGCAGGCGATCTTGTGGACCTCGGACGCCAACTGCATCGTGTTCAGGTTCCGGTATCGCCGCCAGCGCCGCGACGCCGCGTCCCTTCCCTGCCTGATGGCGATGACGCTCTGGTCATCCCCGTAGCGGGCAACGTCCACACCCAGGACAATCGCGTCCGTCGGGTTCGCCTCGATCCGCCGCTTGCGGGCTTCCTCGACCACATCGCCCGATATGAGCTGCATCGAGCCAGCACGCGGGAACACGCCGCGCACCCTGACCCGCACAAAGTCCGAATCCTCGCCGTAGTCATCGATCCATCGCTGGATCTGGTCCATGTTGGTGATCTTCACCGTGCGGCTGTCGATCTGCTTGGTCCGCCAGCGGTGCTTGGACCGGCCAAAGCACTCACGAAACCTGCCCGTGTTCCGCGTCGGGTTTCCCCTGACCAGCCACAGGATTTCCGTACCCTCGTCCGTCAGCGCGCCTTCGGTGACCTCCCAGATGATGTCGGGGATAGCGGACGCCTCGTCATAGAGAACGAATACCCGTTTGCCCTTGTTGTGCAAACCGGCGAACGCTTCCGTGTTCCGCTCGCTCCACGGGATGGCGTCAATGCGCCATTCCTTCTCCAGCGCCGGGTCAGCCGCGTGAATGCTGGTCGCGTTGAACTTGAACAGGTGCCGGCCAATGAACAGGCGATGCCATTTCGCCAGTTCCGCCCATGTCTTGGTCCGAAGCTGGTTTTCGGTGTTCGCCGTCACCACGCCCCGGCTGTTCTCATGCGTCGAGATGGCCCAGAGGATCAGCCACGCCGCATCCGCTGACTTGCCGATACCGTGACCGGAGGCGATCGCTTCCATGATCGGCTGGTGCGGGTCGCGTTCCAGACTGTCCCTGATCGCTTTCAGGTGTTCGACCTGCCAGGCGTCCGGTCCCTTCTCTGTCGCCAGTTCGCCCGGCTCTCCCCATGGAAAGCCTTCGAGCACGAACTTGAGCGGGTCGTGTGTGCACTCTGCCAGCCAGTCCAGCAGGGCAAGGTCATCGTCCGTCACGATCGACGCTACCGGCGCTCAGCGAGCAACGCGGCGAGGTTGCCCGTAACCTCCACTTCCTGCTTGTCTTTCCAGCCGTGATTGTTCTTCAGGTCGAAGATGATACCCGGCGTGAATGTGTCCTTTGCGATGAGCGCGCGGTGCCTGTGCGCTTCGATCCGCATGCGTGTCTTGTTTACTGTGCGGGAAAACTGATCGCCGTAGTCGGCATACTTTGAGAATGACTCGCGGTCGCTGAAGTCCATAAAGACGGACAGTCCAGACAGCGTGGGGAACTGCTGTCCCTCTTCGCTGTTGAAATATGCCTCGACCTTGGCGGCAAACTCCTCGGCGCTCTCGTAAAGCCGGGGTCTTCCGCCTGCGGGCTTCTTCGCGTCCGGTTTGCTCGTCCGGCGCGCCATGTGCGTCTCCGTTATGCTTTATAGAGGATTTCGACGATGTAGCGCTCCAGCGACATTGTGTCGGTTCCAACGCCAAGCTGGGCGCTCAGAACAAGATCCTGCGCTGCGCTAGTGTCGATCGAGCCAGAAGCCACACCACTGGTGCTGGAGCCGAAGCCGACGCCTTGCGTGGACGGGAAAGCTACCTGCGATGACTGGCTGTTGCGGTTCTGGATGATCCGCATGTCACCGTCTGTTGCGCTTGTGGTCCTGGCGATGGTGGCAAATTGCGTTCCGCTGATGCCGCCAAGGCGAATACGCCAGGTCTTGGTGTTGGCGTTGTTCGTATGCGTCCACAGGGTGGTGACCCGCAGGATGCCGTTGGCGCCCATGGATCCGGCGGGAATGGTGATCGTGGCCAGCGCCGTTTCGTTGGTGTCGCCGGTCTTGTCCACCTTGACGGCGGAAGAAGCCAGAACGCGGAATGTGGAGGGTCCGGTGAGAATGGGCATCAGGTAAATTCCGTGACGCGGGCGGCGCCGGAAGCATCGGAAGCCCAAATGCCAACAATGATGCCGGTATAGCCGTAGGGAACCTCGTATCCCTGATCCGGTTGAAGCTTGACGCTGTAGTTGGTGGCCGAGGCGGTGCCTGAACCAAGCAGCACGTAGAGGATTGCCGTCGAGTCGTTCCAGATTGTCGCGCCGTAGCGACCGGAATTGGCAGCCAGAAGCGTTGTGCTGGACGCCGTGTCGTTGACGGACGTGACTGTTCCCGTGTTGGACGAGCCATCACCGGCAGGGTTGCCGCTGGACCCGCCGACGTTCAGCACATATTGCGCCTTGACCTCTACGCCGTCAGCCAGCGTTACCTTTTTGTTGTCAGCCATTTACGGCCTCCCTCAGAGGCTTGAACTTGACGTGCTCAGCCATGACGGCGGTGAGCGGTGAATGATGCCAGTGACGCAGCGGGATTTCCGGGTTCAGCCAGACCTCAATCCCGTTCGCCTTGCACAGGCGCGAAAAGAACACGTCCTCGTCCAGCAATTCCCCATCCTGAACAGGGGTCTGGAAAAAAGCCGGATACTGCTTGCCCTGATAGGCATAGGCCGGAACCTTGCTCTCCAGCTCATCGAACACCGAGGCAGCGATCCGCATGAATGCGGTCGCCCCGATGCCGCTGATCAACTGACCCTCCCTGCGCATGATGCGGTCAGGCATCGAGCAGAAGCGGATCACGCCATCATCCCGGCGCTGCGGGGCGCCGGCAACCACCCGGCATTCCTCCGGGCAGTCGAACAACTGGCCAAGCGCCTCGGGCTCCCAGCCAATGTCGGAGTCGATGAACACGATCTGGTCAGCGCCGCGGTCCCGCGCTTCCTGGACAAGGTAATTGCGGGACCGGGCGAGGTTCGCATGCCCCTTCACATGGAGCCAGCGGATGCCGCCAAGCTCCATGGTCCGGGACAATGACGTGAGAAAGTCAGCCTCCACCTGCCGGTAAACCGGCGTGCAGATCGCCAGCAAGGCTAGCGTTCCTGCGCGGCGAAGTAGTAGTCGATCGTCGCCGTCTTGGCCGCAGCCTCGCCGTTCTGCAGGCCAATGCTGATGGTAAGCTCGGTATCCGGCAGGTAGGTGGAGGAAGCGTCCAGCGTGCCCAGGTGCACGTCGTTGACGTAGTATTTCAGGCTCGACACGCCGTCATAATACCACGCCACCGTGACGAAGGTGTCGTTCGCCAGCGTCGTGATGGCCGTGGCCGAAGTCGAACCCGTCGTTGCGTTCTTGCGGCAGATCACGTCCAGCGTGGCCGCGCCGTCCGTCTTGAGAAAATAGATCCCGTCGGTGACGTCCAGCGGCGTCGTGTCGGTGATCTGCAGGCCGATCACGAAATCCGATTGCGTCGCATCGGACAGCTTGAACCGGGCCTTGAAAATCGACCGCTTGCCGGCCGTCGGCAGGAAGCTCTCGCCCTTCTTGTTGAGGAAGACAGCGTTGTCGTCGGACGTGTTGTTCGTGATGAGGATGGCGCCGCCGTCAATGTCGGTCAGCGCAATCGTTCCCGACGAGGCGTTGGTGATGGTCCAGTCACCGGCAACGTAAGTGTCGAAATCATCGAAGCACTCGTGCCATTTCGTCGGGTCCGGCGCGCCGTACATGCCCAGCGGGTCGGTCGGACCCGCCGTCGTTACGCCGTTGGGCAGTCTCATCGGTGGTTGCGGCATCAGGGGCGCCTTTCATGCTGATTGGCGCTCATCCCGGAATTGAGATGAGCGCCCCTGCTTGCGAATACTT